AAGGATTTACGACTTGAGAGCTAACGGTTTTTTTGTTGTGTATGGCTCATTTTTCAGTTATATTTTGTTAATTACGACCAATTATTTATGTGTTTTTATGCACTTTTGTGTCGCTTTGTGTGGCTTTTTCATAGATTTCTCACAAAAAAAGGGCAAAAAACGTGTTTTTACTGATTTTGAATACAATTATTAACGCTGAAAAAATGAGTTTGGCATGGCTTATAAATTAAAATGGTATTTGGATTTAAGGAAATTGGATAAGGATGGTAGGGGAAGATTATATTTGGCTGTATATAACCAGGGAAGCACAGGACTGATTCCTACAGGGGTGGCACTGATGGAGGGTGACTGGGGGAACGGACGAGTGATGAGGAGGGTTCCGCTTGCTGATAAGCTAACGAATATGCTTAAAGAGAAAATGGTTAGGGTGCAGTTGGCGATAGAAGAACTTGCCTTGAGCGTGGACGTGAACTCGATGAAGGGAACGGACTTAAAGAAGGCTGCACTGAAGTATTTAGACCTGGATGCTAAGGGGAGATGTGTGGGCAAGGTGGGGACTTTCGAGAAGTTCGCCAATAGGTATGTGGCAAGAATTAGGAATGAGAGGACGAGAGGGGTGTATGAGGGTACGGTTAAGAAGATTGGGAAATATTGTGACCTTGAGCAGTTGACTTTTGAGGATATAAAGGTGGGGTGGCTGAAGGACTTTGAGGCTTGGATGGGTGAGACGTGTGGTGTGAATGCGAGGGGGATTCATTTGAGGAATATTAGGGCTCTGTTTAATGCTGCGATAGATGAGGAGGTTGTTGGGGCTGATGTGTATCCGTTTAGGCGCTTCAGGATTAAGAAACAAGCCACGATGAAAAGATCGCTGACGGTGCAAGACTTGAGGCGGTTGCGGGATTATCCTTGTGAGGATTGGCAGCGTAAGTATGTGGATATGTTTATGCTGTCGTTTTACTTGTGTGGAATTAATATGGTAGATTTGGTGGCGCTACCTAAGATTAGGAGGGGTGATGTGATAGAGTTTAGGAGGAGTAAGACGGGGGTGCCTTGTAGGATGAAGGTTCCTGATGTGGCTTGGGATATTATTGAGAGGTATGCGGGGAGGGATAGGTTAGTGTGTTTTGGTGAGGACTGTGTGGGTGTGGGGGCATGGCATGATAGGTTGCACAGGATGAATATGGCGCTGCAGAAGGTAGGTCCTTCGAGCTACGTATATGTGAGGGCTAAGGGAAGGGGGCGTAAGTTGAAGCGTGAGAAGGTGTATGAGGGTTTGTTCCCTGAGTTGACATCGTATTGGGCAAGGCATACTTGGGCTACGTTGGCAGCTGAAGTGGATGTGCCTGATGCGGTGATAGATGCTGCATTGGGTCATCGTTCTCCTTATCCGATGGCTGATATATATATTCGGCGTAATTATAAGAAGGTTGACGAGGCTGTGGATAAGGTGATTGCTTATTTGAATTGTAGTGATGTTATGTTGTGAGATTGTGGCATGTGTTATGGGCTTTTCTTAACGGGAAAGCCCTTTTTTATTGCAGATGAAATTATGTAAATAAAACTGCGCTCCCTTACCATTGGGATGGTAGGGGAGCGCGGTGTTTTGTATTATAGTAAACATAACCTTTATTCTATACCTTTGTATTATTAACAATGTTAAGTAACGCGGTTATGTGGTGCAAATATAGCGCAAACGGGAAATATTTCCCAAATGAAAATGTAATTATTTTCAGTTGAGAATATAAAATAGGAAATAAAGTACAATAATATGAAGAATTTAGGACAATTAGAACAGTTGATTGGCGCATTTGGGAAAGGTAATCAGAGTTCATTTGCTAGAGTATCGGGCATTAATATCAGTACTATAGCAACATGGTTAGCGCGTAATAACTTCGATCCCGAGCGTATAAAGCGTGCTCTTCCTCAAGTTGATGGTAATTGGTTACTAACGGGGGAGGGGGAGATGCTGTTGCCTGAAGAAGGCTCAAGTTCTGTGCATGTGAGTGGACATCATAACACGGCACAAGTAAACTCGTCAGGTAGCTTAGAAGTCAGTAATTATGGGGCTTCTGATACTTCCGAAACCGAAAAAGATGTGCAATTATTAAAGCAAGAAATCTCCTCTCTAAATGCCCTACTCGCTGAAAAAGAACGCCTCATAAACGTGCTCCTCGATCGTAAATAAACCCTCTACGTTCGTAGAATAAAGGTTATGTTTACAAGTAAAATGGATAAAAAAAATAGGATTGTGAAGACGTGGAGTCCAACGCGGACGATGCGTGCGATGGGGGTTGGAACACAGATTTCGTTGCCCCTGGTGATGGTAGGAAGTCCACAGGCTATGTATATGGCTAAGATGCGGTTGAATGCTGAATGTGGATGGGAACAGTGGTTGGTGAAGGTTACCGAGGTGATTGACGCTAAGGGTATGCCGAGGAAGCGTGTGGTTGTGGAACGACGTGCGCGACCTGCGGATTTTCCCTGCCCCACTGCTGCTGTGAGTGACGAACAGAATATGAAAGAAAAGAAAGGAGGACATGAAGATGACTGATGTGAGACCAAAGGTGGAGCCCGATGGGCGTTACACTGTGACTGATGCTCGCAAGGCTTTAGGTATATCGCACAGAGCGATGTATGATTGGATTAATAAGGGCTGGATTAAGTGTGAGTATAGGAAGGTTGATTGTAGGCGTTTTATCTTGGGTAGTGAGATTCTGCGCGTGTGGGACGACTTTTATAGATAGAGTTCGTTCGGCACGTAAGAAGTAGAAGACATTAACTGGAAATAATGGTGCTTGGGAGGTGACGTGCCAACGCGTTACGGTGACACTATGACAACATATCCCCTAAAAGGACTGCGCGGGGGTGTGGGGTGTGAAGACATCGAGTGGTATAGGGTTTGTGCACGGTGGTGCATGTGGTGGCTGCTATGCGTGGCGATGTGCCTGGGTGCTATATGTGAGCTATAAGATTATTAACAACGAAAAAAAAGATTGAATATATGAAAACGTGCGTGATTATTGCAGACAGTTTGGATAGATTCCGCGTAAATATGCGTGTTTTGTTTAATATGAATGGCAATGCTACGGTGTTGATGTTTAGAACAAACTTTAAGGCTGAGAAGCAACAGGCTTTTGTGGACGCTATGATTAAGCATTTTGGGATTACGGTAGTGAAGACTGACAAGAATGACTATTGTGTGTTGATGGCTGATATGGGCGAGAAGATGAACCAGAATTTAGCTATGGTGGACACTCGGTATATTTTTGAGGAAACGATTGTTTTGGATTACTAAAGAAAGAGAAAGGAGATTGGTATGTTGAAGAAAGTTTGGAATGTTGTGAGATGGTTGGTTTGTGGTGTGGTGATGTGTGTGGGCTTTGCGATGGCTGGGCAGATGGACTATGAGGACCATGTGTTAACCGAGATGAAGAATAACGGTAGCTATGGTGCGATGGTGGATGCTCATCCTGACTGGAGCGATCACGAGTTGGTGGAGGCGTATGTGGCTGGGCGTGATGGTGTGTGTGGTAACTAATGGAACGGTAATGCCGAGCAGGGTTGTGTGAGCAGAGCAACGTGGTGACTGCTGCATGTGTTGTGCCAAATTGTGTGTGGCTTGCGCCTGAGGTTTTATTGCTTGTATGGCGGGCTGCACGAAATAGTGAATATTAACATGTTTATTAAAAGGAGTAGTGGCATGGCGGTGGTGGTGTGCGTTTGTGATGACGCTTGCAAATTGCGGTTCGAGTCCGCGACTCGGCACAAATAAAGGCATGTATATGGAAAAGGAAACGGCGTTTAGGGACTATGCCATACATTTAGCTAAAAATGGTGATGGCTGCAATTATGCTACCATTGGTAAAAGGCTTTGTGTGGCGCAGAGGTATCTTGACGAGGTTGAGGGCTTGACGCTGAAGGATTATAGAAAATGGCGCAAGGAGAATGCTCAGAAAATAGTGTTTGACCATGCGAATGTGTATGACCTTTTAAGTCCGTTGCTACGGTTTATTGGCATAAACAAGTGCGGTAAACGGTCGCGCGAGCCTAAGCCCCTTGCGAGCAAAAAGGAGGTGAGCGAGAGTTGTGAAAGAGAGGTAAATGCTTTTGCCTTATGGTTGCAAAACAACAATGACATGAGCACTCACACCGTGCGCAGTTATATCACGGCAATGCGCGAATATTTTGCCTATGCTGACAAGGTTAGCAATGAATTGGTGCGTGCTTACATGTGTACCCTTACGGCACAAGGACTGAAGCCCAATACGATTAATTTGCGGTTATGTGCAATTAGGGCTTTTGCTAAGATGAAGCGCAAACAGCTTGATGTAAAACGCATAAAAATACACCGTGTGTTAGACCTTGAAAATGTTCCGAACGAGACAGAGTTTAGAAAGCTTACCGAATGGTTAAAGCAGCAAGGCAAGATGCGGTTTTATTTTGCAGTGTTGGCATTTGGCTTGACTGGTGCTCGTATTAGTGAGATGCTGCAAGTGACGTGGGAACAGATTGAGACAGGCGAGGCTGTGATGATAGGCAAAGGGCGTAAGCAGCGTAGGTTGTTCTTCCCGAAACAATTTCAGCGTGAGGCCGTGCAATATGCCAAGGCTAATAATTTGCACGGGTTGTTAATGACAAACAAAAATGGAGAGCCCATTACGAGCCGTGGTTTTTGCTCCATGCTCAAGATTTATGGCGCAAAGTGTGGCATAGATAAGTGCAAGATGCACCCTCATGCTTTTAGGCACATGTTTGCCAAGATGTATTTAAAGAAGTCGAAAGGTGACATTGCACAGTTAAGTGCCTTGTTGGGGCATTCAAAATTAGACACTACACAAATTTACATTCAAAAAAGCAAAGATGAACAACGCAAAGAATATGATAGAATCGTTACGTGGTGAGATAAATACTTTCGAAACCATGACGAACGAGTTCAAGGATTGCACGCTCTATGACGAGACGGGGCACGTTAACACTGAACTCATGGAGGATACCATAGCGCTGCTGAAAGAGTTCACTCTGGTATCCATAAGATTTAATAACGCGATACAAACTCTATTTGGCATTACTAAAGATGACTCCCCTAAGAACTCTAAAGGTAAACGTGGTGGCTGTAAGCGTGAACCCGAAGATGTGTTGCGCGAGTTGACCCTTGATGATAAGGGCATAGTGCATTTGCCGAATGTGCAGTTAGACGCTAAGACCTACGACAAGGTGAAACAGTATATAACCGAGGCTGGAGGGAATTGGGTAGGAGGTAAGACTCAAGGCTTTAGTTTTCCGTTTAACCCCGAACGTGTGTTCGCCATACTTAAAACTGGCAAGCGTTGCAATTTGGCACAAGAGTTTCAATTTTTTGCCACTCCATCGACGATAGCCGACCGATTGGTAGCGTTAAACACAGCAATAAGCACCGCAGAGTGTGTGCTTGAGCCCTCGGCAGGTACAGGTGCATTGATTGAAGCCATTTGGCGCAAATATCCAGATAAGAAGGTTGAATATTTTGAACTCATGCCTGAGAATAAGGAGAGGCTCGCACAGATGCAAGGATCTATGGAGTTTCTTGGTGAGGACTTCCTGCAATGCGATGGAAACAGACGTTGGCAAGCTATAATAGCTAATCCACCCTTTAGCGGAAATCAAGACGTTAAGCACGTGACGCGAATGTATGAGGCATTAGAGCGTGGTGGGTGTGTTACTGCCGTAATGAGTAATCATTGGACCTTTGCCGAGGAAAAGATCTGTAAAGACTTTCGGCAGTTGCTTGAGAGCCAAGATGCACTCATTGAAAATGTGCCAAGTGGTGCTTTCAGTAAGAGTGGCACATCTATTAGTACAACTATCGTACGGCTAATAAAGCCCTAAAGCCATTTCGCGGTTCGACTCCGCGACTCGGCACATTGTTTTTTTTATGGTGTGAAGATTTTTACACTTTTTTCATTGGTTACTATTTTTGGGTGCTTGCCTGCTGTGAAGCCCGTGGGCACCACCTTGGTGGGATAGGCTGTTAATGGGATAGGCAGCTGTAAAATCGGAACATTAGTGGGGTTCGACTCCCCACCTCACCGCTAAAACTTTAAAATTAGAAAAACGAGTGGGCATGGCTGCTTGCATGTGTGCGTATGGCCCACGCTGATATTGCATCCATAAAAAAAACGATAAAGAAAATGATTAGTAAAAAAACGATTGACCTGGTGCTGGACCGCACGATCCTTGAGGACGTGGTGCGTGAGAGCGGTGTGGCGCTAACGAAGCGGGGTAAGGACTTGGTGGCTTGCTGTCCGTTTCATCAGGAGAAGACTCCGAGTTTTTATGTGTCGCCAAGTAGACAGTTGTGGTACTGCTTTGGTGGATGCCAAGAAGGAGGCAACGTGATAAGTTATGTGATGAAGCGCGAGGGGCTGACGTTTGTAGAGGCTGTGAAGAGGCTTGCTGAACGTGTGCACATTGAGGTGGAGAACGAAGCCACCGAGGATGCTAACACGGAGCAACAACGGCTGAAGCGCGAAGCCATGATGCGACTGAACAAGAAGGTGGCGGAGTTTTATGGCTCGCTGCTGCACGATGGCGGTAATGCGGACGCGGTGACTGCGCTGAATTATGCGCACCAACGGTTTGGCAAGAAGTATGTGGAGGAGGCAAAAATGGGTTATGCCCCTGACAAATGGAACACGCTGACTGAGTGGGCACGCAAGACGGGCGAGAGCCAAGAGTTATTGATAGAACTTGGGTTGCTGAAGCGCAAGGAGGAGAATGGACGGGTGTATGACTTTTTGCGTGGTAGGTTGGTGATTCCGATTGTTGACCGACGTGGCGACGTGATAGGCTTTACGGCTCGTAACCTTGTGGACAATGTGGACGCTGCTAAGTATGTGAACTCTCAGGAGAGCGAGGCGTATCATAAGGGTGACACGGTGTTTGGCATGAATGTGGCCTTTGCGCAGGCTCGCAAGGAGGAGCGCATGTACTTGGTGGAGGGTGCGCCTGATGCGATGAAGATGCACTCGGTGGGTATCGATAACGTGGTGGCTACGTTGGGCGGTAATTGGACGGAGAAGCAGTTTGAGTTAGTGAAAAAGGCTGCTACGAACGTGTGTTTTATTAACGATGCCGACCCTGTGCCTGTGGGCAAGCGTTACGGCACGGGCATTGGTTATGTGCTGCGCAATGGTGAGTTGGCCATGAAGCAGGGGCTGAACGTGACGGTGCGCGAATTGCCTTGCAAGGAGGGTAACTTGAAGCAGGACCCTGGCGACTTTTTTACGACCAGCGCAAGGCTTAACGAGCTAAAGGAGGAGGACTTTGTGACGTGGGCTGCGCAAAAGATTATAGACAAGGATGCTCCGAGCGACCGACTGAGTGCAGCGCTAAAGCAAGTGGCTACGTTGGCATCGTATGTGGTTGATGACACGCTACTGGAGATGTTGATTGACGGCCTTAACAAGATACGCAGAGGTAAGGAGTTTTGGCGCGGACTGATACAGAAGGTGCGATGGGACCGCGAGAAGACGGATAAGCGCAAGAATGGCGAGATTGACCTTAGGGAGTATGGCTTCTACAAGGAGGCGGGCGGTTATTGGGGTCAGACGGAGAAAGGCTCGGAAATTCAGTGGAGCAACTTTACGATGAAACCTGTGTTTCACATTAAGGACGCTGATCAGCCTAAGCGCATATTCTATATAAAGAACAACAAGGGTGCTGAAGATGTGGTTGAGATGTCGATTGAGGACTTGGTGAGTTTGAGCAAGTTTAGGCAACGCATTGAGAGCATAGGCAATTATATGTGGATGGCGGGTGACCGCGAACTGATGAAGCTCAAGACCTACCTCTATGAGAACACCGAGACCTCGCGACTCATTAAGCAGTTAGGGTGGAACCAAGCAGGCTTTTATGCCTTTGGCAATGGTGTGTGGATGGATGGCTCGTTTAGAAAAGCTGATGAGTTTGGCGTGTGCCGATTGCAGAGTGGCGAGAATTGGTATATACCTGCAGCCTCGAAACTTTATAAGGAAGATCGCAAGAAGTTTGAACGTGAGCGCAAGTTTATCCATCAAACCTTGCAGAATGTGCCATTTAGAGGGTATATGGAGGACTTTGTGATGGTGTATGGCAACAATGGTATAGTGGGGTTGTGTTATTGGTTGGCAGCCTTGTTTCGCGATGTGGTGACCGATAGCACGCGTTCCTTCCCTCTGCTCAATTTGTTTGGTCCTAAGGGTTCGGGAAAGACTGAACTTGGTGCTGCGCTGATGGCGTTTTTTGTGAGCGACAATAAGGCGCCCAACTTGCGCAACTCTACGGCTACGGCACTGAACGACGACGTGGCTTTTGCCTCGAATGCTTTGGTACATCTCGACGAGTATAAAAACGACATTCGCCCTGACAAGATTGAGTTCCTCAAGGGACTGTATGACGGTGTGGGACGTGTGAAGATGTCGGGTGCAGCGTTTGACGCTCGCATTATGACGAGTGTGAAGAGCGGTGTGATAGTTTCGGGACAGGAAATGCCGACTGCTGACCCTGCATTGTTTTCGCGCTGTTTGTTCTTGTCGTTTCCTCGATCGGAGTTTACCACCGAAGAGTGCCGACGCTTTGCAGCGCTACGCGAGGTGCAAAAGTTTGGTTTGTCGTTTTTGACCATTGAGGTGTTGAAGCACCGCAAGCACTTTGCAGCCAACTTTGCCGAGAACTATGCCTTGGTGCGCGACGAGGTGAACCGCATGACGGATTATGCACGTTTGGACACTCGTATTGTGGAGAATTGGTGTAAGGTGGCAGCAGCCTTTAAGGTGCTTGAGGCAAAGTTGGACTTTCCGTTTCACTATGCCGAGGTGTTGCGCTTGTGCGTGGATGGCATTAAGACGCAGAACGACATATTGAACACGGGCAATGAGCTCGCTGTGTTCTGGACGGCTGTGGCTTACTTGAAGAACACGGGCGAGGTGTTTGCCACTGCCGACTATAAGATAGCCACCTTGCAAACGCTGCGCACCACGAAGCAAGACTTTGACTTTGGCACTCCAAGGCGCGTGATTTACGTGAACAAGAGCCGATTGTTTAGCCTCTACAAGCGTGCAGCTTTGCAAACGGGCGATTCGGCATTGCCTGAGGATTCGCTGAAGATATACCTCGAGAATGCCGACTACTTTTTGGGTTATGCGCGAAGTGTACGCTTTAAACAGATTATTCACGGCATAAAGCAAGTAGTGGTTACGGGCGATGGCCATACGCGCGACAAAGAACAAGTGTTGCAAGCTATGTGCTTTAACTATGACAAGATAGTGGAAAGGTATGGCATAGAACTCGAGGACCAGCTAAGTGGTGGATTTACTGACTAAAAACAATAACGGATTATGAAAAAGAACGAAAAGGAAAAAGAGTTGCCCAAGTCCTGTGCCAAGTGCCGACGCGGACAAGAGGGGCTTTGCAACTGCTACTATTCGGGCGGTGCGGGGTATCCGTGCCAAGGCTTTACTGACAACCCTAACGCAGTTCTACACCTACGCCCCAATTTTTAACCCCTAAAAAAGTTTTTGACATGAAGCTAAGACAAGCGCGAAAGATCCTCAAGCGCAAATTTGAGATAGAAACCAAGCTATGGGATCATGGCACACCACGCCCCAAGAATTATGGCAGTATACTGATGCGTGAAACAAAAGCATGTGCTGTAGTTAACCATCATACTTCGCTTGGCAGAATGCTCAACTGGTTAAACAATAAATACATGGCAAAGATTCACAAGGAATTGAGAGCCAAAAATCCAAGTTTTATTTAGAACAAAACCCTAATAAAAAACAAAAAGACATGGAAGTAGAAATTGAAGCAATGATTGAAGATACTGAAATCCTTAGGTATGTTTCAGAATCCAAACAATCAACAGTGATTAAAAATATATTTTATGAATGCACTGAAGATTCACAACAGAGATTTATCAGCGAACTTGATGATTCTTACCTTGTTAAAGAATTAGAAAGAAGAGGTTTTACGATAACTAAAAACAAATAATATGACACAATTTATAATTTCAAAAAGATACACCCCACAATGAAACAAAAACAAGTAACAATTAAAGCAGTGTGTCGAGGTCGTTATGCCTCCCTGCCTCGACGCATGCACCCAGGTGATGCAGGCTTTGACTTGGTGGCGAACTCTCGACAAATGGACATTGAGAACAACTGCTATGTGTATGGCACAGGTTTGAGCGTAGAGGTTCCGAGAGGTTACGTCATGTTAATTTTCCCTCGATCGTCGTGTTACAAGCACGCAGCATTGATGGCGAATTGTGTAGCTGTGATAGATTCGGGCTACCGTGGCGAGATTCACGTCGTGTTTAAAGGGCTGACCTCTTGCTACAAACTTGGCGATCGCATAGCACAAGCCGTGGTTATGCCCGTGCCCGAGGTGTGTTACCAACAGGTGGAAGCGCTTGGCGAAGGCGACCGAGGTGAAGACGGATTAGGTAGTACTGGTGTTTAATTTAATAACTAAGTAATTATGAATATTGCAGAAATTTTGAAGAAGTGCCCGAAAGGGACGAAGCTTTATAGCCCACTTTTTGGTGATGTCGAATTGGAAAGCGCGAAAGATGACGCACAATATTCTATTGTTTGTTTAACAACAAGAGGAATTTACGAGTTTTTTGCGAACGATGGTAAATATTACAACTCTTACCCCGATTCTGAATGTCTGCTTTTCCCATCCAAGACTCAACGCGATTGGAACAAGTTTGGGGTGAATGAAAAAGAAACCAAACATCAGTTCAAGCCGTTCGATAAGGTGCTTGTGCGAAACGCAGATACAAGGGAATGGATTTGTGATTTTTTCATAAAAGAAAGAAGAAATTCCGTATTTAGATTTGGATGTATAGTAAGTGGCGCATGGAAGCAGTGCATTCCATACGAAGGCAACGAACACTTATTTGGAACCACAAACAATCCCGAAGAATGAAACCGAGAAAGAAACTAATCGAAGAAGCAAAAGCAGACGGAACACTTGATAAGTGCGACAGACTAATTAGTTCAGCATTCTTGCTCTTTGTGATTGCGCAAGACTTCTACGATGAAGCAGGCGAAAAGCTATTAAAACACAAGCTATTGCTCGGAGAGGACAAAAAGCAGTTCAACAAGAGCATAGAGGAAATGAGCAAATATACACGCGACTTTGCTCAAACCTTCTTGAACGGACGTGAAGGAGGTAGGATGTTTAGTGAAGATTGGGGCACATACAAGGATAAAATTTTAAAGTTGCTTGAATTAGAGGAGGACTACAAATGAAAAGAAAGTACAGAATAAAGAAGTATCAGCGCGAGGATGTAGACATTTGGCTGAACACACAATACATGGATGTAGCCCCACGAATCAACGTCTATGCAGTGCAAATGCGCGTGATGTGGTTTTGGGTAACCATCAAAGAGTTTGATGACGACTCTGATTGGGTGGGCTATTCGCGTGCTCAAAACCTCATGGACGAACTCAACAAAGAAACATTATAAACCCCACAAACAAAAAAGATTATGGTAATAGACATTAAAAAATGCGAGCTTCGCACAGCAACTCCCAACGACTTTAAAGGCGAAATTGGAGAAATAGTTCAAAGTTTAGAAAACTATGTGAACAAAGACCTCGAGCGACGTCGCGTGTTGGTATTCATCGAAGACGACAGCACAAAAACTGACACAGACTTGAGCAGCCATTTTAGCTCAATGGCATGGAACCTAAAACGCGGATCTGTCACAAATTGGCTGGTAGCTGCAGCGTTGAAAAATCCCGAATTTTGCTTAAGCTTGTTAGATGCCTTCGAAGAACTACACAAAGTTGTACACATGGAGTTTCCCCAAGAGTTTGAACGGCTCAGACAATACGACGGCAAAACCATGTGCATAGAGTTTGCAAAGTTGGTAAAGAAACTGGCTGAAAAGATGAGTTGATTGATTTGATTAGGATTAATTGTTTAAGTGTGCCCTGTGCGGTCCGTGAGGATAGCACGGGGCTTTTTGGGGGTACGTATTTGTTGCATGCTATTAAAATGTTCGTTATCTTTGCCCCATCATAACCATTAAGTGTCTTAGCGAAACCCATAAAAGCATCTGACACTGTGCTTGAGAGCCCCCACGAGTTGGGGGCTTTTTTGTAC